GTCTTCCGCGAATTTCGGCCCGATTCTGCCGATTTTCCGCATGGCCGGTAAACCTGGGCGTTCTGGACCCCACGCGAAACCCGTCGCGTACCACGTCGCACGTGGGACGTACCGTCCCGATCGGATGGGCCCACTCCCCGACGATCTGACGCCGACCGCACTCTTACCCCCGACCATTCATCCGCGCCAAGCTGACCGCGCGATTGCGTACGTCAACGCGCTGACGCATACGAAAGGGCCGCACGCGCGGCAAACGTTTCAGCTGCGCACATGGCAAACGCGGATTGTGCGGCGGTTGTTCAAGCAGCGCCGGGACCGGACGCGGCAGTATCGGACGTGCCTGCTGATGCTGCCGCGGAAGAACGGCAAGACGGAGTTGGCGGCGGCGCTGGCCGTCTACTTCCTGCTGCACGACGGGGAAGTCGGCGGCGAAGTCTACAGCGCGGCGGCCGATCGGGATCAGGCCGCGCTGGTGTTTCACGTCGCGGCGCAGATGATTCGCAACGATCCCGCGCTCGAGGCCCAGGTGCAGATCGTCGATTCGCAGAAACGCATCGTGCATCCGGCCAGCGGGAGCATCTATCGGGCCATCAGCGCGGAGGCGTACTCGAAACACGGCTTTAACGCGAGCGTGGTGATTTACGACGAGTTGCACGCGGCCCCGACGCGGGAGTTGTGGGACGTGCTGGCGACCTCGCAGAGCACGCGGGCGCAGCCGTTGATGATGGCGATCTCGACGGCGGGATTTGATCGGCAGTCGATTCTGTATGAGCTGTATGCGCATGGGAAGCGTGTCGCGGCCGACCCGTCGATCGACCCGACCTTCCTGCCGGTGATTTACGAAGCGCCGGCCGAGGCCGACTGGCGCAAGGAGAAAACGTGGCGCGTGGCGAATCCGGCGCTGGGGGATTTCCGCTCGCTCGAGGAAATGCGGATCATGTGCCAGCGGGCGCAGGAAATCCCGGCGCAGGAGAATAGTTTCAGACGGCTGTATCTGAACCAGTGGACGGAGCAAGCCTCCCGGTGGATTGCGCTGGCGGCGTGGGAAGCGTGCGTCGGCCCGACGCCGGCGTATGCGGGGCGGCCGTGTTACGTCGGGCTCGACTTGTCATCGACGACCGATACCACGGCGCTGGTGGGCGTCTATCCCGATCCCGACGGGCCGGGGTTCGATGTGCGGGTCGCGTGTTTCGTGCCGGAAGCCAAGCTGCGCGATCGGGTGACGCGGGAACGGTTGCCGTATGACGAATGGGCGCGGCGCGGCTGGATTCACGTCACGCCGGGGAACGTCGTCGATTACGAGCGGGTGCGCGCGGAGCTGCGGGCGTGGTCTGTTGAGAGCGAGGTTCGCGAAGTCGCGTTCGATCCGTGGAATGCGACCGACTTGATCCAACGACTCTCGACGCAGGACGGGTTCGTGTGCGTGCCGATTCGGCAGGGGTTCGCGGCGTTGTCGGCGCCGACCAAGTCGCTGGAGACGGCGGTGCTCTCGCGCACGCTGCGCCACGACGGGCATCCGGTGCTCCGGGAGCATGTCGGCCGGGTCGCGGTCGAGACCGACGCGGCGGGAAACCTGAAGCCGTCCAAGTCGGCGTCGACGGATCGGATCGATTTGGTCGTGGCGCTCATCCTGGCGCTCGACCGACGCGACCGGCAGACGGTGCCGCCGGCTCCACCGAGTTACGAGGTGATGTGGATGGGGGCGCCGTGAAACCGCCGAAGCGCAGCGGGCGCCCGGCCATCGACCCGGAGAATGCGGCTGTGTCGGTGACGTGTCGCGTGGATAAGAAAACCTACGATTTACTGTGCAAGCAGGCCACGGCGTCGCGCTGCTCGCTCGCGGAACAACTCCGGCGGGTGATCACCCGCCGGACCTACCTCGAATCCTGAATAATTCATAAATTCACAGCTTTTGGAAAGTGTGCTGCATCCTACGCGGCACTCATGGATCGGGCCTGCGCGCTGCTCGAAATCAAGTCCGTCGATGCGGAGGCCCGCATCATCGAAGGCTTCGCCACGACGCCGGCCGCCGACCGATCCGGGGACATCGTCGAGCCGGCCGGCGCCGTGTTTGCCCTGCCGATGCCGCTGTTGTGGCAACACGACCAGGGCCGCCCGGTGGGCGAAGTCACGGCCGCGCGCGTGATGCCCGACGGGATCCACATCACGGCGAAATTCGCCCAGGTGCTCGAAGCGGGGACGCTGCGCGATCGGCTCGATGAAGCCTGGCAGTCCGTCAAGGCGCGACTGGTGCGCGGGCTGTCGATTGGGTTCCGACCGCTGGAGGCCGTGCCGCTCAAGTCGGGCGGCGCGCATATCAAGCGGTGGATGTGGGCCGAATGCAGCGCGGTGACGATTCCGATGAACGTCGCCGCCACGATCACGAACATCAAATCGGCCGCGATCGGCCACACCCTGCCCGGCGATGCGGGCTCAGTCCTGAGACGCACCATGCACCCAACCTATTCCGAGCAAATCGCCGCCCACGAATCGACCCGACAGACCGCGCTCGCTAGCATGGCCGACCTGATGGCGAAATCCGCCGAGGACGGCAGCACGCTCGACGCCGAACAGTCCGCGAAGTACGACAGTCACACCGCGAAGGTCAAGGCGCTGGACGCGCACATCGGCCGCTTGCGTGAGCTGGAGTCGCTAAATCTCACGAAGGCGATCGCGGTGCCGACCGACACCCGGCCGCACTTCGTCCAGGTCAAGGCGAACGTCCCCAAGGGCACGGCGTTTGTACGCATGGCCTGCGCCCGGGTGATCTGCAAGGGCAACGACCTCCAAGCGGCCGAGTACGCCAAACGGTGGGACGATTCGACGCCAGAAGTGAGCCTGGCCTTGAAGGCGGCCGTCGCCGCCGGCAACACGACCGACGCGACCTGGGCGGGGCCGCTGGTGAGCCAGAACATCGCGAACGACTTCGTCGAGCTGCTGCGGCCGGCGACGATTCTCGGCAAGATCGCCGGGCTGCGCGAAGTCCCCTTTAACACCAAGATTCCCAGCCAGACCGCGGGCGGCACCTACGGCTGGGTGGGCGAGGCGAAACCGAAGCCGGTCACGAAGCTCGCGTTCGCGTCGGAAAGCCTGGGCTACAGCAAGGTCGCCGGGATCATCGTGCTGACGCAGGAATTGGTGCGACTCTCGAATCCGAAGGCCGAAGAGATCGCCAAGGGCGACATGATCGCGGGAATCGCGGCGTTTCTCGATTCGCAGTTTATCGATCCGGCCGTCGCCGCCGTGGCCGGCGTCAATCCGGCGTCGATCACCAATGGCGCGGCGACCGCCGCGGCCACGGCCAATCCGCTCGCGGATCTAATGGGGCTTATCAATCACTACAGCACGAACAACATCAGCGTCGCGGGCGTGCATATCATCCTCTCGCCGTCAAACGCGCTGGCGATGTCGTTCCGCACGAACCTCGATGGCTCGCCGATTTTCCCTGGGCTCGGCATGGACGGCGGCACGTCGCGCGGCCTGACGTTTATCACCAGCAACACCGCGGGCACGAACGTCGTATCGCTGCAGCCGGCGATGATTCTGTATGCCGACGATGGCGGCGTGACGATCGATGTCTCCGACCAGGCGTCGTTGCAGATGGACAGCGCCCCGGTCTCGCCGGCCGATGCGACCACGGTCTACGTATCGTTGTGGCAGACCAACCATGTCGGGTTGAGAGCCGAACGGTTCGCGAACTGGAAGCGCATCGGCCCGTCGGTGAAGTACCTGACCGCGGCGGCGTACCCCGCGCCGGCCAGCGCCGAGGATCCCCCGACGACGACCCGCGCGGGCAAGGCGTAACACATGCGGCTGTTTGGCTATGAGCTGACGGTGCGCCCGCGGGGATCGACGGTCCCCGCGGGCGTGGCCGTGGGCGGGTCGAACAGTTGGTTCTCGGTCATTCGCGAACCGTTCACGGGCGCCTGGCAACAGAACGCGGAGATCCTCGCGCCGCGGGTCGCGATCACCAATCCCACGGTCTATAGTTGCGTCACGCTGATCGCGCAGTCGCTCGGGAAGATGCGGCTGCGGCTGGTGCAGTTGACCGACCAGGGGATCTGGGTGGAGGCGTCGAGCCCGGCCTTTTCCCCGGTGCTGCGGCGGCCGAATCGCTACCAACTCAGTAACGAATTCATCGAGTATTGGGTCGCGTCGAAACTGCAGTGGGGCAACACCTACGTCCTGAAGTCGCGCGATGCGCGCGGCGTCGTGGTGGCGCTCGATATTCTCGACCCCCAGCATGTGACCGTGTTGGTCGCGCCCGATGGCGCCGTCTACTACCAGCTCCGGCCGAATGACCTCGCGGGCATTCCGTCCGAGGGCGTCGCGGTGCCCGCGTCCGAGATCATCCACGACAAGCTCACGCCGTTGGCGCATCCGTTGGTCGGCCTGAGCCCGATCGCGGCGGCGGCGCTCGCGGCGACGCAAGGGCTCAAGATTCTCGACACCAGCGCCACGTTCTTTGCGAATCGCTCGTCGCCGGGCGGCGTGATCACGGTGCCGGCCGCCATCACCAAGGAAGCCGCGGATCGCATCAAGGCGCAGTGGCAGGAAAACTTTGCCGGCGCCAATTCCGGATCGGTGGGCCTGCTGACCGACGGCATGACGTATCAGCCCACGACCGTCAACGCGGTCGATGCGCAGCTGATCGAACAACTCAAGATGACCACGGAAACGATCTGCAGTTGTTTCCATGTGCCCGTGTCGCTGGTCAATTCGGCGCCCGTGCCGTACGCGAACAACGAGCCGCTCGTGCAGCAGTTTTATAGCCAGTGCCTCCAGTCCCACATCGTGTCGCTGGAGTTGGCGCTGGATGACGGGCTCGGGCTCACGTCGGTGCCGGGCGTCACCTACGGGACCGAATTCGATGTGGACGATCTGCTGTGGATGGACACGGCGACACGCACGAAGGCGGCGACCGATGCCGTGACCGGTGGCGTGTTGTCGCCCGATGAAGCGCGGTTTAAGTACTTCGGGCTGGGTGGAGTGCCGGGCGGGAATCACGTCTACATGCAGCAGCAGAACTGGCCGCTGGCCCAGTTGAGCGGGCCGCGCGAGTTGCCCGCCGTGCCGCCGGCCGCGGCGCCCGCCGACGACGCCGATGACGAGGACGATCTGGAGTTGGACGCGTTCACCGGGATCTTGGCGAAGGCACTTGAGGAAGGCGGGGTCTTGCATGGCTAACACCGCGGCCGTGGCTGACATCGTGGCGCTCACCGTCAAAGCGGCCTTGGCCCCGCTGCGCGAGCGGATCGCCGTGCTGGAGACCCGGGCCGCGGTGCCCGGCCCGCCGGGGCCGGCCGGGACGAATGGCGCCGACGGGCACAACGGCGCGGATGGGCTCGGGATCGACCAGTTGCGCGCCGTGCAAGACCCGGCCGATCCCCGCGTCGTCACGCTGCAAGCGGTGCGCGGCGACGAAGTCAAGACCCTGTCGACCTTGCGGTTTGCCATCCCGCAGTTCTGCGGCGCCTACAAGGCCGACCGGACGTATGCGCCCGGCGACCAGGTCCAGCAGAACGGGCTGTGGATCTGCGAGACCGCCTCGCCCGGCCGTCCAGGCGCCCCGGAGAGCGGCTGGAAGCTCCAGGTGAAGGGAACCCTGTGAGCCTCGTCGATCGCGCCGTGGCGAAGCTCCACATCGGTCTGACGGTGCCTGACGGGCATCCCATGGAGCGAGCCTTCGACCAGTATCTCGCCGCGGCCGAGGATCACGTTCTGGACTACGTCAGCCGGAACGAACCCGGCAAGACCGCGGCGCTCGGCTGGACGACGCCGGACGACACGCCGGCCCGGGCGCAGCAAGCGGTGCTCGTCGTCCTGGCCGAGTTGTGGCGGTTCCACGGCGATGACGCCGACGACACCAGTCCCGTTCGCGACGACGGCGCCGACTTGCCGCGGCTGGCGCTCGGCCTGCTGCGACGGTTCACGGATCCGGTGCTCGCATGATGGCCGTCGGCCGCATGGACAAGCTCGTCACCCTCGAGAACCCCGGCGCCCCGGTGCCCGACGGCGCGGGCGGGTTCACGGAGACCTGGGCGGCGCTCGACCCGCCGACGATGTGGGTGCATCTCGACGCGCTCGCGAGTGCCGACATGGAACGGCTCACGGCGGATACCCTCGTCGCCAGCGGGACACATGCCGTCACGCTGGCGTATCACCCCGGCGTCACGGTGCAGACGCGGCTGACCTACACCGACCCCGACCGCGGGCCGCGGGTGTTCCAGGTGGTCGGGCTGCGCGACCCAGAGGAACAGCGCCGAGAACTGGTGCTCGTCGCTGCAGAGGCGTTGCCGTGATCAAGTTCACGCTCGGCGGCGTCACGGTGCAGCAGGCGAAGTTCAAGCAGCTGCCGTCGTTTCTTGCCGCGCAGGCGCAAGCGGCGCTGGTGTCGTTGGGCACGACGGTGGCGGCCGAGATTGGCGCGTCGTATCCGCAGCGCAGCGGCTATCTCGCGAGCCGCATGGTCGTGAAGTCGCAGCCGCGGAAACATGCCGCGCGCGTCGTCATTGCCAACACGGCGAAGTACGCGCTGGCGTACGAGTTTGGGTCGAAGCCGCGCACGACGAAAAAACGCGGCACGCGTGGCCGGATGCCGGCCGCACATAACTTCGTGCCGCGCGTGATGAAAGCGCGAGAGCAGATCATCCCGCGCGTCGCCGCGATCATGCGCGCGGAAGGGCTGACGGTGACCGGTGGCTGATTCCAGCGCGGTCGATACGGCGGTCATTACGCACCTGGCCAGCGATGCGACGCTCGCGACGCTCTTGCCGGGCGGCGTGCACTTCGGCCTCGCGCCGCAGGGCAAGACCGCGTTTGCGCTGGTGACGCTCGACGAATCCGCGGATGTGTCCGTGTTCAGCGAGACTCCCGCGCAACGGCGGGCGATCGAAGTCGTGACGTATGCGGTGCAGGCGGTGGTCTTGACGAGTGCCATGGCGCCGGCCACCGATGCGGCGGCGCGGATTGACGCGCTGCTCGAAGACCAGCCGCTGACCGTGCCGGGCTACGGCTGGCTGTCGACGGTGCGCGTCGAGCGCATCCGCGACCCCGGCGAACTCGATCCGAGTGACAAGTCGATCCGATGGCAGCATCACGGCGGGCGCTATCGGGTGCAAGTCGCGCCGAGTGTCTAAGGAAGGACACCTCTCATGATTCGTGCAGGACGTGACGGCCTCGTGAAATGGGACCCGACCGGCGGGGCGACCGGCACCGCGCTCGTGTCCATCAAGTCGTGGACGCTCAGTCTCGCGACCGAAAAAATCAACGTGACGTGTTTCCAAGACACGAATCGCGTGTACA